CCAGCCACAGCTTCAGTTGGGTATGTATCCAGTCAGCGACCCGCAAGCGGTGCGGGAGCCAAGGCCGGATACAAGCTACCAAGTTTCTGGTGATCTAGCTGATGGATACAACGGAGGCGGCAGTCGAGTATTTCAGTGGGGCTGGAACCCGGTTGGCGGGTCTCAGGCAAACGATGCGGGGCTAACACCAAATAACTTGGTTTTAGCTGTGGAACTTGGTACAGTAACGGTAGCAACGACATAAGGAGTCGATGATGGACAAGAAAGATTTAGCCCAAGATAAAAAAATGATTGGGTCAATGATAAATAAGCATGAGAAAAAAATGCACCAAGGCATGAAACCAACTAAGTTTGCTAAGGGCGGTGTGACCACTGACCAAATGAAAGCTGTTGGTCGTAACATGGCGCGGGCAAACAATCAAAGGAGCGGTTAATGGCTAAGTTCAGCATGAAGCAAGGTGGTAAAGAGGTTGGCAACGCCGCTGTGTATGCCAAGCCTCACACAATGGATGGCAAAGCCATGAAGGTTACTTCAAACGGCAAAGAGCCAAGCAGCAGCAAGCTTGATACGCTTGATGTAAGTGTTGGTGCAATCAGCAAATCTGCTGGTGACGAAACCATCAAAACAACTGGTATCGTAACCCGTGGTAACGGTGCGGCAACTAAAGGCATAACAGCCAGAGGCCCGATGGCATGACATATTCTGAGCTTGTAGCCGCAATTCAAACCTACACGGAAAATACTTTTCCGACGATTACGCTCGCGGATTCGTCTACGGTTTCGTCTACGACTCAGATAAATCGGTTCATTGAGCAAGCTGAGCAGCGCATATACAACTCTGTTCAGTTTCCATCAATTCGCAAGAACATGACGGGCACGGTCACAGCAAACAATAAGTATCTGGCTTGCCCAGAAGACTTTCTTGCCGTGTACTCACTGGCGGTTGAAACAGTTGACGGGCAAGAGTTTTTACTCAACAAGGATGTGAACTTCATTCGTCAGGCATACCCCAAGGCAACGGATACAGCAACCCCGAAGTACTACGCTTTGTTTGGCCCAGCAGTAAGTGGTTCAACAATATCAAACGAACTAACATTCATTCTTGGCCCAACACCGGACAGCACCTACACAGTGGAGCTGCACTATTACTACTACCCTGAGTCAATCACCACAGTGGCTTCCGGCCAGACATGGCTGGGCGACAATTTTGATACCGTGTTGCTCTACGGCTCCTTGGTTGAGGCATATACCTTCATGAAAGGTGAACCCGATCTGATTGGGTTGTATGACGGCAAATACAAAGAAGCACTTGCATTAGCTAAACGTCTGGGCGATGGTATGGAGCGTCAGGACGCATACAGGTCTGGACAATTCAGACAGGCGGTGATGTAATGGCTTTCACAGGTAACTGGGCGTGCAACGCATTTAAAACGGGGCTGATGAATGGAACATTTAACTTTACATCTGGCTCGTTTAAGATAGCTCTGTACACTAATGCGGCCTCGCTTGATGCCTCTACCACGGCTTATACGTCTTCGGGTGAAGTTGTGGCTTCAGGGTACACGGCTGGTGGCCTTGCTCTTACGATTGCGCAGGCTCCAACGGTAGGTAGCTCAGGTAACACGGCGTATATCTCATTCAACAACGCAGTATGGACATCAGCCTTGACAGCCCGTGGCGCGTTGATCTATCAAAGCGGTGGCGGCAATCCTGCGGTTTGTGTTCTAGACTTTGGCGCAGACAAGACATCAGCTACGACATTCACGGTGCAGTTCCCCGCTGTATCAAACACCTCCGCCATCATAAGGATTGCATAATGTTAGTCACTACAACCAAAGGCGACATGGATGACTCTCTGCTGGAGAAGCGTGAGGGAACCGTGGACAACGATAACGAACTGACCACATGGATTGAGTACTGGTTGGATGGTGAGCTTGTCCACCGGTCTGCGCATGTGACACTGAAAAAGATGCCCGTCTTTGGTGGCGGCGAAACCCAAGTAATTGGCTAAAGGAGAAATAAAGTGGCAAATACCCAATCAATGTGTACTTCTTTTATGAGCGAGTTGATGCTCGGTCAGCACCAGCTCGGCACTTCAACCCTTGTATCCCGTACAAGTTTGACTGCACCAACTACGGACACTGTCAAGGCGGCCTTGTTCCTTACATCAGCAACAATCAATGCAGCAACTACGGTATATGCCGCTACTGGAGAAGTTTCTGGTACGGGCTACACCGCTGGCGGCGTAACGGTAACAAATGCCACGGCTCCAACTTCCACCAATAGTTCTGCAACTGCTGGTGTGGCGTACTGGACTCCTTCTGCGTCAATTACCTATACCACGGTAACGTTGACCACGGCGTTTGATACTGTGTTGTTGTACAACTTTACGCAGTCTCTCAAGGCAATCAGTGTTCACACGTTTGGTTCACAGACCATCACGGCAGGCACTTTTACCTTGACAATGCCAACAAATAACACGTCAACTGCTTTGCTGCGCTTGGCAACCACCTAAAGGGTAGGTTATGTCTCTCGGCTGGGGCGACAGTACTTGGGGCGCGAACGGCTGGGGCGGCACTCTTGAAGCAACGGGGGATGTAGCAACAGGGGCCGTAGGCGCGGTCACGCCCAGCCTGACTGTTGCCTTGACGGGTAATGCTGCTGCGGGTTCTGCTGGTACGGTTGTTCCTAGTCGCTCTTCCACAGAAACGGGCGATGTTGCGACTGGCGCGGTTGGATCGGTAGTTTCCACAGTAACGGTTGCGCTATCCGGCGTTTCAGCAGCGGGTGCAGTTGGAACGGTTGTCCAGAGCGTAAGCAGTGCCTTGACTGGCGACTTGGCAACAGGCAGTGTTGGTACGGTTTCTCGCGGAGCCACATCGCTGGCTTTGACCGGGGACGTTGCTTCTGGGCTGGTCGGTACGGTTTCTCGGGGCGCAACTTTACTGGCCTTGACTGGCGATGCTGCCGCTGGTGCGGTTGGCACGGTTGCTCTAACCGGCACGGTTGCTCTAACCGGCGTGGTGGCTTCTGGTCTTGCGAATGCGGTCATTGTCCCAATTCCAAGCAACCAAGCGATTGGCTCGGTCGGAACGGTTGGTTATGAGCTGGTCATTGAATTGACCGGCAATGCGTCCACGGCTGCTGTTGGTTCGGTAGCGTTGGGAGCAAGAACATTTGGCCTGACCGGAAATCAGGCGCAGGGGTATGTTGGAACACTGATTGCTGTTTACTGGAAGCTGATTGACGACAGTCAGACAGCCAACTGGACACCAATCTCAGACGTACAATCGGCAGGCTGGGTAAATGTAGATGACACACAGGCCGCAAACTGGCAAAATATCAACAACCCGCAAACTCCCGGATGGGCAGCCATTGACGATGCGCAGACTGCCGACTGGGAAGAAGTAGTAACTTGAGGTAAACCATGACTACAGCGTACACATCACTTTTGGGTTTGGCACTTCCCGTCACGGGAGAGCTGTCAGGCACATGGGGCGACACCGTAAATAACAGTATTACCTCGCTGCTTGATTCAGCTATTGCTGGTACTACTACCTTAAGCACTGACGCAGATGTCACGCTGACAACTACTACAGGGGCAGCAAATACTTCACGGGAAGCCATCCTCCTGTGTTCAGGTGCAAGGACAACAGTTAAAACAATTACTGCGCCAGCTCAGTCCAAGATTTACACCATCATCAACTCAACCACTGGTGGCTTTGCCGTCAAGATCGTAGGTGTTGGCCCGACAACCGGTTTGACCATCCCCAACGGCGCAAGTGCTGTCGTTGCATGGAACGGCTCTGACTTTATTGAAATCGGATCAGCTACTGTTGGCAACTTAACTGTTAACGGTAACCTGACTGTCACAGGCAACACCACTCTAGGCGATGCGGATACTGACACCATCACTCAATCGGCTTCCTACGTCACAGGCACGCAACTTAAGTCAGCAAAGACAGCCACCAATACCCTGTCTCTTGCCGCCTATGACACAGACGGAGTTGCGTACACAAACTTAATTACACTGACGGCCAGCACTACGCCTACTCTTACCCTGACCTCAACAGGTGTGGGTACTATAAACAATATGTCGATTGGCGCGACAACGACAAGCACTGGCGCATTCACTACGCTGTCTGCTACTGGCGCAGTAACCGCCAATACAACTACCAACAACCAGTCATATACAACCACTGGCGCAGGAACTATTACCATTAGCTCAGGTACTGCTGGCACTATTAACAATATGTCGATTGGCGCAACAACGGCTCTTGCGGGTACGTTCACAGCACTGACTGCTACAGGGGCAGTAACAGCTAATACAACTACTAACGCACAGTCGTACACAACCACAGGTGCGGGAACCATTACGATCAGTTCGGGCACGGCTGGCACTATCAACAACATGTCTATCGGAGCAACCACTGCTCTTGCTGGTACATTTACTACGCTTACCAGCACAGGTAATACGACCATTGGAGATGCTGATACCGACACTATTACAGAAAATGCGTCATATGTCACAGGCACTCAGCTTAAGTCAGCAAAGACAGCCACCAACACTTTAAACCTTGCTGCATACGACACAGACGGGTTGGCTTACACAAACTTGATTACGTTGACTGCGAGTACTACCCCCACGCTTGCTTTGACTTCAACAGGTGTAGGTACGATTAACAACATGTCTATTGGGGCAACCACAGCTTCGACAGGCGCGTTCACTACATTGTCCGCTACTGGTGCGGTAACCGTTAACACAACGACCAACGCCCAGTCGTACACCACTACTGGTGCTGGAACGATAACAATTAGCTCAGGCACAGCAGGCACTATCAACAACATGTCTATTGGAGCAACAACCGCTCTTGCTGGCACGTTCACAGCCTTGACCGCTACTGGTGCAACCACATTTAACACGACAACCAATAACCAGTCGTATACAACTACTGGCGCAGGAACAATAACAATAAGTTCAGGCACGGCTGGCACCATCAACAATATGTCGATTGGCGCAACCACTCCGCTTGCTGGCACATTTACTACACTCAGCAGCACAGGTAATACCACTCTTGGTGATGCCGCAGCAGACACCATTACTGTTAACGGCCAGTTTGTAACAGGCACAATTCTTCGGTCTGCGCAGACGGCAACCAACACGCTTGCTCTTGCAGCTTATGACACAGACGGTGCTGCTTACACAAACTTGATTACGCTGACGGCCAGCACCACTCCTACGCTTGCATTGACTTCAACGGGTGTAGGTACGATCAATAATATGTCGATTGGTGCAACGACGACATCAACCGGCGCATTTACCACTTTGTCTGCTACTGGCGCAACCACATTTAATACTACGACCAATAACCAGTCGTACACCACTACAGGTGCGGGAACCATTACGATCAGTTCTGGTACTGCCGGTACGATCAACAACATGTCAATTGGTGCAACGACCACATCGACTGGCTCGTTCACTTCGCTTGCCTACTCAACCACCTTGACAGGCGGCACGGGCATTATTGCTATCGGCACGAATCAGATTTACAAAGATGCAACTGGTAAAGTCGGACTTGGCACAGCATCTCCAGCCGTCACCTTGGCTATCAGTGCAACAGATGCCATCTTGGTTCCATCAGGCACAACAGCACAGCGGCCTACAGGTGCGGCGGGTTATCTGCGCTTTAACTCCACAATATCGCAGTACGAGGGTTACAACGGCACGGCTTGGGCATCTGTTGGCGGTGGTGCTACTGGTGGTGGAGCTGACCAAGTATTTGTGCAGAACGG